CTAAAGATGGCTTGGCTATAATACCCATGATAGTTGTAACAGAAGGAACTAATCCTAAAGACTTAGCATCTCGAAGGGTAGTGTTTCTTTCTTTACCATTAGCACCAACGATGGTGTACATAGGCTCACCCTCTTGGGTATACCAGTGTCCTGATTCAGACTTAAATTTATTATAGTTGTCCGTTACCAAGTTGTCAAGTTCTTTTTTATTTTTCATGATTTACCCACCTTAATTTTCTATTATCAGGTCTAAATCCTAAGAATTGTACTCCTGCTTCTTTTTGTTGATCTGTTCGTTTACCGATTAAAGACCAGCTAGGATTCTTCCATCGTGTGTCTTCTCCAAAAGTTTTTACATCAACCAATGTTATGTTTCCTTCAGAGTCTCTAACAATAAAATCAATCATACCATCACAACCACAATTCTTAAACACTTCATAACCATTATCCCATAACCATGTTACAGCATAAAATTCTGCCATGTCTCCTTTTCTACTCGGAGATTTTTTATTAATGTGTTTCACTCCAGTTTCCTCCTATTTTATATTCACCATCAAGAGGACATCTCATATTAAAATGTTCTCCTGCCTGTTTTAAACTATCCACTGCTAGTTGTCCTACCTTGTTAGCATTACATGCCGGTACTTCAATCTGCCATTCGTCATGAATGTTAGCTACAAACTTATGTGGTACACCAGTTATTTTAAGTCTTGCTTCAAGTATTTCTAATCCTTTCTTCATTACAATAGCACCACCACCTTGTAGTAAACTATTTAATGCAGCGTGTTCGTGTCGTATATAAATCTTACGACCATCTATTCCCATTAAATATCCTCGTTTTGCAGCTCCTTGTACTTTGTCCTTAAGAGTTTTAAATGTGGGGAGATTATCGAGAAAGCGTTGCTTAAGTTCTTTACCTTGCTTTCTTGATCCTCCAACCACACTCCCAATCTTTTCATCTCCTGCTCCGTATACGAGGGCATAGATGAAAGTCTTTGCTGTATCTCGTGATTCAAGTCCTGCAAGTTTTTGATTAGTTGTGTGTATGTCTCCGTTGACCACCTCATGTATATACTCCTTATCGTTCATATAGTGTGCTAACATTCTAAGTTCTAGTCCTGAAGCATCAACTCCAACTAAAACATTACCGTCTTCTACAGTCCAACAAGCTCTACATTCTTTACCGAAGGGACTGTAAACAGCAGGAACTTGAGCCACGTTAGGATGATTGTGAGACATACGACCAGTAATAGTTCCGTTCGGAATTACTGAACCATGTACCCTACCATCATCTTCTAATGCATCTAACCATGATTGTATCTGAGCTATACGCTTTTGATACAACAAGAAGTCTGCAATTAGTTTAGCTTCATGTATGTGAGTAATCTTTTTAAGAGTACCCTCATCTACTATCGGCTGACCTGTTGGTGTAAAACGTTTAGGTTTCCAACCTACCTCAACAAGATACTCACCAATCTGTTTACGACTACCTAAGTTAAACTCTTTAAGTTCTTGTCGCATGAATGGTTTATAATTACCTGTTTGTATACAGTTATCATATTCTTCAGTTCGTAATCCTGACTTAGATAACTCACCATCTTTTTTGAACTTAGGTACAACTAATTTTACATCAACCATTCTAGGTTTGAATGTTCTTTGTACTTCCTCGACTATCTCATTCATCTTAGTTTTAAGTTCAGCTAATAAAGTTGTAGCCTGTCGTTCATCAAACTTAAACCCGTTGTTTTCTTGGTCGGACATTATCCGAGCAACCCTATGTTCAAGATCAATTGACTGTTGACTAAACCCTACTTGCTCATTAAGTAATGTATAGTAAACTAACTCATTGAGTTTAACATCGTTGACACAATACTCTAGCATCTGTGGTGTATACTCGTCAAAGTCTAGGGGTTGTTCTTGTTTTGCAAAGTTGACACGATAACCCCACGTCTTTAAACTATGTCCGTTTTCTCGGATAGGTTTAAATAATCTAGACATAACAAGAGTATCTTCAATATTTTTGTGATATAAATCTACACCAGTTAGTTTCTTAATAACATCTAGATCAAAGCGTAAGATGTTGTGTCCGATTAGTGTATCGGCATTGCTAAGAAACTCTACACCTTCTGCAAGTCTGTCGGGTGTAAACTCATGCACTTCACCACCTACTTCTTTGGCTACAATACAATGTAACTTAGTTGGTTTGAGACCATTACACTCTATATCAAATATAATTTTAGAATTCTGTGTTGTCAAATGTTTCCTCCTCTGATAACTCAAAAAGTCTACCAGTTTCGTTGTTGTAACGTAAGCTACATGCTAGTCCAGTATCACCTGTGTATCTTGATTTAAGTACACGTACCTTTGTAGTATTAGCTTCGTCTTGATTTTCTGCTTGTTGATTACGTTCTAATGCAATCACACAATCAGATAGTTGTGCTATACCTGCTGAACCTTTGAGGTGTGAGAGAGATACTTCAATCCCTTGCTCATGTCCTTTATCACCTGATGCTCTACGTAAATGAGATACAAGTATCATACCTACTCCTGTTTCTTCAACAAGACTACGTAATCTATTCATCAGTGAATCAATACCTCTACGTTCATCACCTTCACCCATGACATTGACTAGCATATGAAGATGATCTACAACCACCCACTTACATTCACAACCTACAATAATATATCGTAGCTTAGAAAATACTTCATCAATATCTGTGACCCCAAGATGGGCATGGATAAACACACGACCTTTAGGTATAACTTTATCAAACAGATTAGTTAGTTGTTCTTCACTATACTGTTCCCGTCTCTCGTTAAGATACACTCGATCATTAGCTTCGATAGATATAATACCATCAGCAGTTCGTAACCAGTTTTCTTCAAGAGCAACTATACCTACGTTGTCTTCAGTATTTTTAATAAGCCAGTGTTCAAGCTCACGAGTCACACTAGACTTACCTAGTCCTGTGCCACCTGTCAGAGTTACTAGCTCACCTTTACGCATACCAAATAGTTTCTTGTTGAGACCTTCCCAAGGATAAGCTATGCTCTCCTTAGTCTCTCGGTGTAACCACTCAGACTTTTTAGCAGACAAGTCCATGATACCTGATGGTGTGTAAGTTCTAGCTTCCCACCATGCAGACATAAAGTCTTGAAACTTTTTCTGTCTAAGCATATCGTTAGCATCTTTACAGCCATTAGGTAGTGTAACTATCTTAGCCTTGCCGGGTTTTAATATACGAGCAACCTTCCTAGCTGCTTCTTTACCTGCCTTGTCATTATCAAAACATAAAACTACGTTCTCAAATGATTCAACAAACTCAATGCTTTCTCTGATATCTTTAACAGCACCTGATGCACCACGCTTTAACGAGACACATGCCCACTTAGACTGCATCAATTCATAAGCAGCCATAGCATCACACTCACCCTCAACAATTGTCAGATACTTACCACCAGTATTTCGGAACAACTGTTCCCCAAATAAACCAGTGCCTTCATACGTACCTGCAAATGCAAAGTTTTTGTTGTCTACAAAACGTGTCTTAGTACCAACCACTTCGTTACCATTGAAGAATGGATAGATGTGTTGAGATACTTTGTTATCTGTACTTACTACTCGTCTCACTCCATACTTCTTAGCTGTGTCTTCAGAAATACATCTGTCTGTAAGAGCACCAAAGCTACCAGTATATGTGTTAAGAAAAGTATTACTTACTTTAGGTTTAGGATTTGTGTCCATAATTTTACCATCACAAGCATCAATATAATTAGGAAAGTGTGTCTCACAGCTAAAGCAATGAGCAGACTTATCCTCGTTCATAGACACAGGGTCAGAGCCACCACATGATGGGCAGGGTAACTTGTGTCGTACGAATTTACTTTGTTCTTGCATTCTATCTCCTTTAGAAAAGTGGCTAGGCTTTTACACCTAGCCGAGTTATTTATTTTGAAGATTCTTCGTCAGTCTCTTCGGCTGGTTCGACTATAGCTTCGTCTCTACCCTTGAGTAACTCTTCTAAGTTAGCTCTGTGGGTACGACTAGCAAAGTCTAAGGCTTCAATGACAACCTGTAGGTTACCAACCTTTTGTACAATAACAGTTGCTTCTTGCTTCACTGCATCATCAGTAATGTTATTGACATCAAAGTTAGTAGTACCATCATCATTGTTAATAGTAATGATCATTAGAATTCTTCTCCATCGGATAAGAACTCATCACCATCACCATTCTTGTAAGGCACAAGATCGGTAATCATTACTGCCTGTAAATCTAATCCTGTATAAGGACCGAACTTACCTTCGCCACTGTATTCGTTGTACTGGACTTTAATTTTCGATCCATTACCAACAGCAGTTGTGACTTCCTGCTTTTCAGCATTCATCAAACGAGGTGCAGGTCTAACCATTCCGTTAGGTCCGTTTACTTTACGTTTGATTATAACAGCAGGACCTTCATCCATCTGTTTTACTTTGTGTCCACGAGATGCAAAGTCATTTGCAGTCTCATCATCAACCACTAGGTTGACTGTGTACACGGGTTCAAATGTCGTATTGGGTGTCGTTATACTAGCCCAGTACGCTGTTCCTTCTAATATTGCCATATGCGTTTCCTCCTTTATAGCGTTGTTGTGAAGTTGGAAGGGTTGTGAGTAGCTACCCTAGAAGCCACAGCATTAGCTGCACCAAACCATCTGTTCAATTGGAGATAGAGGGCTTGATATGTTTGGTTACTCATTGTGAT